GTTCTCGATTGCAGTTGTGACAGCAGAGTCAACAGCAGTAGTAATGGCTGTAGAAGAATCCACATTGTTTTGAACAGCAGATGTAATTGCTGAAGAGACAGCAGAATCTACTGCGGCTGTCACGTCTGCGTTGTTGGTCACCGCTGAAGTAATTGCTGTACTGACCGCTGTATCTACCGCAGTTTCAACGCTTGTGTTGTTAGTGACAGCAGAAGATACTGAGGAAGACACTGAGTTAGTGATCGCTGTGGAAACATCTGTACCGTTAGTCACCGCTTGAGTGACTGAAGCATCCACCGCCGCAGTTACAGCAGTGGTCACGGCAGTGGATGTATCAGCACCTGAAGTAACCGCCGCAGTCACAGAAGTGTTGATGGCGGTTGTTGTGTCAGTACCAGCAGTAACCGATGCAGTGACAGCGGCAGTCACAGCGGCGTTGGTCGCTGAAGTAACACTTGCTCCAGCATCAACAGCGGCTTTTACCGATGTTGTGATGGCTGTAGAAGTATCCGTTCCAGCGGTTATAGAGGCAGTAACAGCCGCAGTTGTTGCTGAATTTGTGGCAGTGGTTACGTCGGCTCCAGCAGTTACAGCCGCTTGAACAGCACTCGTAACTGTTGTGGTTACATCCGCACCAGCAGTGACAGCGGAAGTCACGGCAGAATTGACAACTTGAGTTGAATCAGCGCCACTTGTGACGGCTGTCGTCACAGCAGTTGTAATCGATGATGTAGTGTCGGCTCCAGCGGTAATTGCCGAGCCAACCGTGGTTCCAACAGCAGTATTTACGGAAGTTCCGTTAGTTAAAGACTGTTGAATAGAATTTGTAATCGCTGTGTCTACGCTTGACGCATTACCAGTGCTAACGGCGGCTGTAATGTTGTTATTGATCGTAGTAGCGGTGGCAATGTCTGCTGGCGACGTTGCAACAGAAGTTCCTTTACCAACAGCCGCACCTGCAACTGCTTGCGTCAAAGCTTTATTGACATTTAACTCTTGTCCAAGAATTGCGTTAACAGCAAGGGATGACGAGCCTTCTTGACCACCCTCAACAATACCTTCGCCAATTACTTTAGCGCCAGCTTTACCAGCTACGCTACCAACTTTGCCAACAACAACATCTGCAATCTTGCCCAGAGTCAACTGAATGGCGGCTTCCGTAGCGCCAGCGGCGGCGCCAGCTTTCCTCGCATCAGTTAAGGCGTCTGCGTGGGTTAAACCTTTTTTGATAGCGGCGTCGTAGGCTTCTAAGGCGGCGTTACCAGTGGTCTCAGCAACGTCCATGGCGCCAGTGGCAATTAAGATGCCTTTGACAGTGCCTCCTCCCAAGAAGAGCCCGGGCAACTCTTGGCGCAACTCCACCTCAACCTGACGACCCAAACCGCTTGTACCGTCCAAGATGCGACCAGCTATGACGCCAAGCTTTTCCCACCCTTTCGCACCTTCAACCAACGACATGGTGTCGTTCCAGTTCTTGGTGTCAACCACACCGTTGCCAATACTTTGACCAAACTTAGTCAAATCATCACCACTCTTTACAAGAGCATCAGCTAATGGTTTGTTGTCAAACAAAAGAGCCGCACCACCAGCCGCATTCTTTTGCAAGTTGCCAGCGGCTTCGTATGCCGTGCTTACGCTATTTGTGATTGGGCTGTTTGGGTTGTTCTTGAGATAGTCGTTAGCCGCGGCACTGCTCAACTTCATCGTGTCTTGAATCTTGTCAGCAATTCCGCTCCAAAACCCTGTCTTTTCCATAGACGCTGTTGCGGTTTTTTGAGCGGCTTGTTGCTTGGCAAGTTCTTGTGCGGCAACCTCTCGTGCGGCTGTATCGCTTTGTGCGGCAACAGTCTTAGAAGCATCAGTCACTGTAGCCAAATTTCTGGCGTTTATTTCATTGATAGAGGGAGTTGATAAGTCTGGACGCTCTGCGGCTGTGGCAGTTGAATACTCTTTGCCTTGCCATGTAAATGTCTGCCCAGCACCTAAACCAGCCCTTGCCGTAGCAAAAGCTTCATTGAATGTCTTGGCGTTTTTGATGTCGTCTAATACCGCATTTTTTTGGGTTTCACCAAGCGCTTGATTAACAGCCGCATTAGACGTTCCCATGGTGTAAGTCTGACCACCAAAGGTAAAAGTCGTTCCCGTAGGATTGCGTTGTTTAGCTAGATAAGCGGCTTCCTCTGGATTGTCTGCTTCAGAGTCTCCAATCACTGTGTTGTTTCTTGCGGCGTTAGCGGCTATTGCCGCGTCTACACCCTCAAACTCACCGCCTTTAAGATTGGCGGCTGTGTTTTTTGCAAGTGCGTCAGCCTCAAGCTGAGCAATGGTGTTTGCGGCGTTGTTGTTGTCAAGCGTGTAGGTCTTGCCGTCAAAAGTAAACTTGTTATAACCCTGAGCTTGAGCAAACTCAGCGGCGGCATCGACGTCTTTGGCGCCAGAAGCGTCAATCGTCAATTGCCTGTCAAGCTCTTTAGAGATTGCGTCGTCTGTTGGTTTTTGGCTAGTACTTCCTTGAGTCGTAGTTCCTTGGGTTGTAGTGCCTTCAGTTTTTCCAACATTACGAGCTTTTGCAACCTCTGCGTTAGCGGCGGCAATCGCAGTGTTAATTACGATCTGGTCTAGTGGTTGACCCGAGATCACTCCAGTGACGGCGTTGATCGCCATGTTCTTTTGTGCAGGTGTCAGATCCTTAAAGCCATCGATGTTGCCCATGAGCGCATCTACAGCACCAGACGTACCGCCAGTAATAGCACCAGCGAGCATCGCATCACCGACATTCTTACCGCTCAACAGCGCTGTACCGCCTGATACCGCGGCGTTCTGAAATGACTTTGTCAGAGTGCTTGTAAGCTCTGGAGACAAGCCTAAATCTTTGATGAAGGATGTACCTTCTTTAATTGCGTCAAGACTGGGGATCTGCGAGCCAGCATAGCTGAGTGCCGCGCCCTTAATAGCATCACCAATATCTTTACCACTCAGAACATTGATTGCCAAGTTTGCGGCAATCTGCTGAGGAATAGACAAACCACCAGTGGCAACAGCTAGACCAATCTGACCAAGTGGGCCAAGATCTTGCATCAAGTTGGCTAAATCATTTGACGACGCACCGACAGTGTAAAAGTAAGGAGTTCCATCCGCGCCAAACTTAACACCGTAACCAGTGTTTCCTTTGCCTGCAAACGTACCACCAAAGAAGTTACCAGTCTGGCGTTCGCTGTATGTGTTTGGAACTTCTTGTTTGGTTTCTTTATTACCAAAGACTTCTTGCGTACCAATTGGGGCAGTCGCGTAATCAATACGTCCACCCTCAGTTTCATACGAGCCTACTTGAACAATGCTGGGATCAACAGGATTGCCGTTCTTATCAACATACCCACCTTTACCATCAGGCTGTACATCTTCAACGATGCCAGTCTTTGTAAACTTACCAAACTGCTTGATGTCTGTAATACCAATGCTAGCCAAAATCTTGCCCATGTCGCGAGCATTTGCTTCAGCATTACCATAACCCTGACCAGTCCATTTGTCAGTTAATTTTTGACCAAGAATCTGAGTAGCTAAATTGTTGCCTATTTCAATATTTTTTCTGTCTTCTGGAGTCAGATTAGCTTCAAACCTTTTTTCCTGATCAGCAAGTTTTTTATCAAGAGAATCGAGACCTGAAGTTCCTGCAACTATTTCGTTGTCTTCAAGTGCTGTAGTTCCGCTTGTAAGACCTCTGGTTGTTAATGATCCGCCTGTAGGCGCTTTAGCAAGCTCAGCTACTCTTGCGGCTTCAACCCGTTCAAGCGCACCTTGTTTTTCACGCTCAGCTTGCTGTGCAAGTTCCGCTTGTCTCGCGGCTTCCGCTTGCTGTTGAGCTAATTGAGCTTGTCTTTGCTGTTCAGCTTGTTGCTCCGCCTGCGCTCTGGCTTGTTGTTCAAAGTAAGCATTTTCAGCATCTATACGACGCTTTTCTTCTGCCTGAATAGCAAGCTGTGCTTGACGCTGAACCTCTGCCTGTCTAGCCGCTTCTTGTTGCGCGGCTTGTTGTTGGGCTTGCGCCTCTGCTTGCGCTTTTTCTTGCGCTAACTGCGCCTGACGTGCGGCTTCTTGTTCTGCGGCTAACGTAGCGGCATTTTGAGCACGTAGTTCATCTTGGCGAATTTGCGCTTGTTTAGCGACTTCAGCTTCTTGAGCTACACGAGCGGCTTCTTGTTGTGCAAAGACTTGTGCTTGAACCTCTGGTGAAGAGATGTTGTATCTGCTTGGAGGATTTGTAACTGAAGGAGTAGACAGAGGTGCTTGCACAACTGGAGTAGGTGCTACAGGCGCCACTTGAGACAGAGGTGCGGCAGGCACAAAGGGAGTAAGGAAATCCTCACCAAATGCGCCATTGTCCTCAAAATCCATCAGAAAATTGTTTTCTCTTATTCTTGCCATGATTAACTCGTCGCTGGATTAACAGAGTTGACAAGGGCTTCAGCCCATTCTTGCCAGTCTTCAAAAATGGTGGGGCCCGGTATCCCCTCGTTTGTAAATACATCAATAGCTTTTAAACCCGATGCCCACTCTTTCCAGTCCGTGTTTGCGTCTGGAATAGCCAACTGCTGTGACGCATACAGCTCGCACATCAAAGATGCCCACGACTCAAAGGTGTGATACCTTGGGTCATAGATTTGTGCAACGTTTAGGATGTTTGACATTATGGTCTCACATCGCCCAAGTCTGCATCTAAGATAATCTTACCAACTTGATAGTCACCGCCAGCTACATTAGAAACAAACTTCAGACGAAGCTCACGGCGCTGTTCACGCATGTCAATCTTGCCTGTGTCTGGATCAAAGGTGTAGGGCCCCGTCGTCACGTCATTGGTCTGCGCAAACGACCTACCAGTCACATACACTTCCATCTCACCCGATTGGATGAAGTCTGGCTCAACACGCTCTAAGCGTAGCCACTTGTTCTCGCCGATTGGTGAGGGCTGAGAGGGGCCTCCCGAAACCCAACCCAAATCATTTGTCTCAAAGAAAGACTCGATTGCCAGAACCGTGGTGTCTTGAACCGCATCCGTGCCAATTTCGTGTTGCCACAGCGAAACAAAGTTTACAACCTCGTTCACTGTGATTGCGAGATTTGAGCCAGCAGGAATGGCGGCAGACAAGACGTCACCAGATTCGTAATTTACGCCTTTGTCAAAAATTGTGACGGCAGTGATAACGCCACCAGCCACTGTGATATTAGCTGTTGCGCCTGTACCGCTTCCGCCTGTGAGCGCTTGACTGTTATAGGTTCCGTTTGTATAACCAGATCCAGCGTTGGTCAGAGTTACTGTGTTGACACCACCAGTCGCGTTTGTTTCCCAAGATGCGGCAATCGGATAGTGAAAGACCTGAGAGAAGTAACCAGCAGAGCGACGAGCTCCAAGAGCTTCACCTGTGTCATACCATGTGTTCTCACGGATGTTGTAGATGATCGCGTCTGTGCACTCTGTAGCATCACCACGAGGATAGAACCACCACACCTCACCAAAACGAGGAACCTTAGAAACCCAAACTTTTTCGCGCTGGGCGTAGTTCAGGTTGTCAAAAAAGTAATTTTGGTTCATTTGATTCGGAATCTCCTTCACAACACCGTTGTAAAGCAAGAATCGGTCAACACCACACCAGTAGTAAATGCCGTCGTACTCAATCACTGACTGGGAAGACAGAATAGACGACTGAGAAGAGATCAAGTCATAACGCCAGTATTGTGGAGGTGTACCAGCGCCACCGATGTAAGACACACGGATTAAGCTGTCAAGGCTCCAAAACAGCCCAGAAGGCGCGTTTGAGCCGCCCCTGACGGGTAGCCCTTGGACAATCTTTCCAGTGGCTACAGAGACCTCGTTTGCGTCAGCAGATACCCAATCCTGAACATTGCCTGCCGAGCAGTTCCTGATCAAGCCGTTGTTGCCATATACAAACACGTATGGGTGCAAGGTAACCACACCACCAGATACCGAAATGTTGTTGTTAAAAGTAATTGTTGAAGCACCAGACGTTGTGGCGGCGGCGGAGATCACCACGTCTTGAATTTGACCCATGGTGAAGACCAAACCAGTTGTTGTTCCAGCAGTGGTCACAATTGCTCCGCCACCAGAAGAAGCTGACAACGTAAAAGTGGTTGCGTAGTTGGTGGCTATGATGAAGTATGTAACACCAGAGGTAATGCCTGTAGCGGTTCCAGTGTTAGTGCCAGATACAGCTACTGTCTGACCAATATACAGACCAGTTGTTGAGGTGCAAGAACACTGTCCAGCAATACCCGTAACAGCTACTGCGTTCAATACTGGAACCCGTAGGTTTGCAGAGACAACAGTTGTACCAGAGGGAATACCAGTGCCTGAGATGCTTTGACCAGCACCAATCAAAAGACTTTGGGTTGACAAGTACAGTGTTGTTGTAGAGTTCAAATACACTGACTCGGTAAAAACGCCAATCGCTGACATTGATGTGCCAGTGATGTTGCCACCCAACACAGGGGTGTTGACGTTGCTATCGATGAGATTAAGGGTCTGCCCCGGGTGCGCTAACAACAAATTATCCCCAGAACCACTCACGTCATAGAACGTGTCAAACTGCCACACGTTGTTGTCCGAAGCCGTAAACCCGCTCAGGGTCATATCAGTCACGCCCGAACCTACTCCGTTGTTGTCGATTGGGACAACCTGCAAGCCTTGTGAATGCCCACTAAAGACGTTGTTGAAGCTTTGCTGTGGGTTGACGTAAATGCCGCGAGAGGGGCCTGACAACTCAGCGGTGATTTGACGATAACCGCCAATCTTGCGTGGACGACCACGTTGAAAACGAACCCAACGACCAGAGTTGTAGAACTCTTTGTCAAAGACAGTGCCGTCGCGCTGGACGCCCGGCTTGGTGTCAAGGGCAAAGACCTTTTTGGTCATCAGAAAGTGCCCCCAGCAACGCCACTTGTGAACGTACCAGTCCCTGCAATAGTCAACCCAGTTGCCGACAGCGAAGACCTTAGAACACCCAAAACAGCAGTATTTAACTGACCAGCACCAGCTCGGTATATACCTGTGTTTGTTTCAGACGCAAACCTCAAAGAGGGCGTGCTTACAGTACCATCAGCCAACGTAACAGTAGTTACTGAACCTGCTTGAGTCGTGTTTGCGTTAAAGAAGTTTGTTCCATCGCAAGCCAAAGTCACTTGCTCGCCAGATGGGATGATCACAGACGTACCAGAACCAGTTCCAACTGTCAGGGTATAACCGCCAGCCGTCACAGAGTTCTTAATCACGTACAAGTTCACCACTGGCGGGTAAACCACCGTGACGTTACCTGTGAGCGTTCCTGTGTAGGTTTGAATGGTGTTGGATGCCTCACTAGCACTTAAAGTGTATGAGCCAGTAGTGACCGCTTTAACCAGCGAGGTGTAAAAGAACTGTGAGCTGACACCGTAACCAACCGTGATAAAGGTTGTTCCAGTGCAAACAATAAACGCTGACTCAGTTGGAGCAAAGGTCTTTGTGGAGGCGCCATCTATGTTATCAGTGGCAGAGATCACCATAGATCCTGTACCACTGTTCTTAAACATGGTGAACCAGTTGTTCCCCAAGGACGAAGCCGAAGGAAGCGTATAAGTTCCAGCACCACCAGACCAAATGCATGTCTGAGCACGGTCTGTAGCGGCAAAAGTACCAGCAGTCACTAAAGACTGCGCAGGGTGGCTTTGGTTCAATGTTGCGCCACTGGCAACCAAACCATAACCAGCCAGCGTACCAGCGTCAGCAGAGGATGTCCCAGTACCAAACGCAATCGTGCCCCATGTACCTGTAATCGTAGGATTAGCTGTGATGTAGACGTACTTAGACTCACCAGCGGCAATAGACACGATGGTGTTTGTGCCAGCAAAATCCTTGACCGTGAAGGTGTTTGCGCCAATGTTGCGGATTAGCGCATCTTGACCAACAGAAGCTTGGTTAGCAGGGGGCATGTACAGGCTTAAACCTGACGTTGTAGCCGTGACCTGCATGATTCGAGCGGCGTAGTCGTCGGTGGCGTTGCCGTTGATAGGCCACTCCAACTGGGTGTTGGCGCTTAGCGTGACAGCACGATAAGAAACGTCCGTCGGTTGAATGACGTTGCCTGTAAATGGTGAGTTGTAGCTCATATTAGTCCTTAACTGTCGTTGGCGACCGCTTGACGATCAGCAAGACGCAACTTGTCTTCAGCCGTCAAAATGTCCATGATCAGCTTATACTGACCTTGCCACATAGGGATTCGGTCGTCATTCTTCAGGAACGGCATAGCTTGAAGCAATGATCCGTACAGCAAAGCTTGTGGGGCGTAAATGGTGAACCAGTTGGTCTGATTGGAGCTGTCCAAAGGTTGAACGCGCTCGTAGTACAGAACCTCAAAGTTGTACGCCGCATCAGGCGTAGGGGCAACCATCCAGTGGGTGTAGTCGTAGTCACAATAGAAGGCGGGTGTGCCCTCTAGCGTGGGGTTAGGCCAATATTCTCGCAGATACTCGTACCTGCGATTGAATATAGGCTGGCGCACACCGTCCACAGTGATGTTCATGGAGACTGTTTTGTGCCAACGAGCAGGTTTGTCGATCACGTTAGCACCAGAGGTCATGGTGCTGGTGTTGACGGTCAGGTTGCCCAAAAACTTGATCTGAGAGGCAATAACCTGCTCGGCAAGCATGATAAATAGGGGAATTTTGTCCAGTGTGCCAGCGTCAGTACGCTCCAGATATGACTGGATGTTCTCGACCAAACTGTCATAGGTCATAACACTTGCGGTCGTCATGCGTTCACCTCGTAGATTCGTTGGGACATTTTAGTCTGCCTTTTAGCTTGTGACAAGGCTACTTGCTTGCCACACCCTTAGTCTTCTCAAAAGAGCGCATACCAGCTATTCCCAAGATGCCTGAGAGGATGACCCATAGTTGGTCTGCATCTAGCACTGGAGGAGGATCCATGCCAACAGGAACCCATCCCATAGCCTGCAAGTACTTCCATGCCCACTGGAAAAGAGGGTAGAGCAGAAACTGGTAGCCCATAGCCGCTACGCCAATCCAGCCAATGGCAGGTCGCCAGCCAGAGACAAATACGCTACTAGACGCCGCTTCGACCTTGTTTACCTCGATCTGGGCTAGGTTTGTAGCTTGGTCGATCTTCTTCTCTTCAAGATCAAGCTTTCGTTGCTCAATCTCCATCTCCATCTTCTCTTTGTCAGTCGTGATCAGGTCGCCTGCAACCTTGCCCACAGCCTCAATAATTGATCCAACGCCTAGTAAGCTCATGCCAAACCTTTCAATGTGCGGTTGATCCATCCCAGCAAGAACTTAGACTGAGATCTGTTTTTGTTGCAAATTTCAGCGTAACGGGCAATTTTTGCCAAGGCAAAGGACTCTTTGAACCGCTGTCCGTCAGTAATCTGGTTGAGCTTTTCCACGGTTTTGGCGCCTATTCCGCCGTCAGGGGTAGCCCCAACGACCAATTGGGCGAGCTTTACAGCCATGCCCATGCCAGCATTTACCCCAAAGTTAAAGATGGTGTTGGCTACCTCTTGGTTATTAATCTCGTTCCCGCGCATTTTGTCCCAGAACTCGATTCTGTAGAACTCACGCACCATACCTGTCAGGGAGCCACCGAATTCTTTCTTGTCCACAAGCGCCCAGCCATTCCACTGTGGGTTCTTGTTACGGGCAATACCAGCGTAGGTCATACCGCCTGTGTCGCCTTCAACGTCGTGGAGGACGTATCCGCCCTCATCCTTGATCATTAGCTCAAAAGCTGGTTCAAACTGAGCCATAGTCGTCCTTTACTGTTTGCTTTTACTCAGCATGGTACTTGCAATCTGCAACATGCTTATTGCCTTGGTGATGTCCTTGGGTTCCTTGTCCCAACCAACGGTGATCTGCCCAACAAACCTGCCTTGCTCTGGTGGCACACTTGCACGGCATCCAAAGGTAACACCCTTCTCGATGTACCAAAGCCCAATTTCGCTTTGAGCTGTAGCGTATTCACTGCAAGGTATCTCGTTAGCCATCAAAGCAATCACATCACGGTTATTGGCTGAACTCTGCGTGAACAGCCCAACATCTAGCCCGTCATGCGTTTTATCTCTACCTTCTCTGGTGTAGGCTCGAAACAGGACTCTTGTGCCAAATAGTGGGTTGACTTTGAATATAGCGACCACCGTTGCGTCTGTGTTCTTGAACAGATGAGCCACAACATCCTCAGCCCTGTCCTCTGCGATCATTGGAAGCTTCTTGTTTTCCTTGTATGCCTCAAATAGAAAAGCTTGGTTCTGCCAAACAAAGTAGCCAGAGAATGCAAATACCGCCATAAGGATCAACGCAAACAGCTTGAATGGGCTATCCACATAGGACAGAACCTTGCTTAGTACATCTGCTGGCTTTTCTTCACTCATAGTCCAAACATCCCCAATATCTTGGTCACGACCTTGTCGGCTAACTCGTCAGGCAGGAAGCGGAGCAGGCCAAGCACCCACCAAACAATGCACAACCGTACAAAGATTCTAAGGAATTGGTCGAACTGTTTCTGGTACTCATTCACCGACCACACCCTGTCTTGGCACACAGTTCAGCCATCTCGTTAAGCCCCCAGCCAACTGCACCTAAGAGCATCACGATCACAACAATTCCAACCGCCCACTCCATCTGCTCTTGTTCTGCTTCTTTGCGGCGCTTCTCTTCTTCCTTCAGCTTTCTAGCTTCAATGGCATCGTCCCTGTCCATCTCAAGTTTACGAGCCATCATCTTGTTGTATACGTCGATATTGCCCGTCTGCATGTAAATCAGTTGGATTTCTTTGAGCAGATTTCTACTGTTCATCAATGCGTTTTCAATACGCATGGCAATTTCAAAATTGGATTTGCCGCCAGCTTTTTTGGAAGCTAGCATGGCCTTTGTTGCGCCGCTTTCGGCGTCCATTAAGCGCCCAACCATTACCGATAAGCCGCCAATATCTTTAGCTACGCTTTGCGCTTTTTTTACAAGGCTAACAGCTTTTTCCAAGCCCTCTAAAGCTGTTATCGGGTCTATTGGGATCATGACTAAATCCAAAAAATCTAAACTGTTTTTTAGTCAGCAACTAAAGCCCCAAAATCTTTTTAACCAACTCGCCAGCAACTCCGGGGCCAAACAACACGCACACGATCACCCCATACAAGAGGTACTCAATCTTCGTCATGCGCTTGTCCCCATCGCGCAGGGATCGGTCGATACTGCTGTATCTTTCACTGCATACTGCTTCATGCACAGCCAATTTTGTATCCACCGATTCCATAAAATTCCCTTGAAGAAGCCACCCGAAGGTGGCTCTTTTTTAGTTTGCTACTACATCAGTAACTTCAGGCTTTGCTTCTAACGCATCCTTCAGCATTCTGAAGAAAGCGTCTCTGCCTACCTGCAACTGATCCACGTTGAATCTTGCTGAGTCTAGTTTGCGATCCAAGTCAGCAACATGGTTGAGCAACATCTGCTGTTGCTGTGTCATGTCTTCAAACTTGTACTCTACGCCATCGATTGTCACAGGGGTCTTTTTTTCGTTTCCCATGATTTTTCCTTTAATGTGCCACCAAGATCG